CACCCAAAGCGACCTGGCCAGCGATTCGCTGCGCCAGTCCGATGCGCAAGTGCTCGCCCGCACCCTCGGCGGCGCCGCTTATGGTCTGTACGGTTATCTCGACTGGATTGCCGAGCAGATCCTGCCGGATAAGGCCGATGAATCGACACTGGAACGCATCGCCGCGTTGCGCCTGAATCAGCCGCGCAAAGCTGCGCAAGTGGCTACCGGCAGCGTCAGTTTTACCGCCACTGCCGGCGCGGTGCTCGACGTTGACACGCTGCTGCAAGCGAACGATGGCCGCACCTACAAAGTCACCGCCGCGCGCACCACGGTCAATGGCAGCAACAACACCACAATTGCCGCGTTGGAGGCCGGCAGCCTCGGCAACGCTGACGCCGGTCTGACGCTGACCCCGGTGCAGCCGATTGCCGGGATTGTCGGCAACAGCTTCGTGGTGCTGGCGCCGGGCCTCAGCGGCGGTGTGGCGCGGGAAAGCCTCGAATCGCTGCGCTCGCGGGTCATCCGTTCCTACCGCGTGATTCCCCACGGTGGCGCGGCCAGCGACTACGAAACCTGGGCACTGGAAGTGCCGGGTGTGACGCGGGCGTGGTGCCGTGGTGGCTTGCTCGGCCCAGGCACCGTAACCGTGTTCATCATGCGCGACGACGACCCGCAACCGGTGCCGAACGATGAGCAGTTGGCGGAGGTTCAGGAGTACATCGAACCGCTGCGTCCGGTGACCGCGGAAGTGCACGTGCAGCGACCGGTTCAGGTGCCGGTGGTGTATCGCTTCAAGAGCGTCAATCCGGACACCACTGCGGTGCGCGCCGCCGTCGAAGCGCAGCTGCGCGATCTGCACAACCGCGAGGCTGACCTCGGCGTGCCGCTGCTGATCAGCCATATCCGCGAAGCCATCAGCAGCGCCGGCGGCGAATACGATCACACGCTCACTGCTCCAGCCGCTGACGTGCCGGCCGGGCAGAGCGAACTGCTGACCTTCGGAGGCTGCGTATGGGGGGCATAAGAACCGCCGCGCAATACCAGGCGCAGTTGCGCGCCTTGCTGCCCAGTGGCCCGGCATGGGATCCGGAACGGGTGCCGGAACTCGAAGAAGTGTTGCAAGGCGTCGCCGTCGAACTGGCCCGTCTGGATGCGCGCGCCGCCGACCTGCTCAACGAAATGGACCCGGCCGGCGTCAGCGAACTGGTGCCGGACTGGGAGCGGGTGATGAACCTGCCCGACCCGTGCCTGGGCACCACGCCCCTGTTCGACGACCGCCGCCTCGCCGTACGCCGCCGCCTGCTCGCGGTCGGCAGCCAGGCGGTCGGTTACTACCTCGACATCGCCAAAAGCCAGGGTTACCCCAACGCCAGCATCACCGAACACGAAGCCCCACGCATGGGCCGCGCCCGGTTTGGTTCGGCGCACTGGGGCACCTGGGAAGCGCAATTCATGTGGACGCTCAACACCGGCGGCCGATTGCTGCTGGGCCGGCGTTATGGCGCTAGCTATTGGGGGGAGCGCTTCGGCGTAAACCCGGGCTCGGCGCTGGAATGCCTGATCCACCGCAGCGCGCCGGCGCATACCAAGGTGCATATCAATTATGACTAGGGAGGGATGAGAGATGGATTATCCGAAGAGTGTGCCGAGCGTAGGCCTGGTCGATGGACGGTTTGTTGATGAAAACCCGGTTGCGGGGACGCCGGGCTCGTTGATTCCGGCCGTGTGGGGTAACAGCGTGACTCAGGAAATCCTGAGTGTGATTACCGGCGGGGGGCTGGAGGCTGCCGAAGCGGACAACGGTCAGTTGTTCAAGGCGATTCAGGCGATTGTCGGCGGCGCCAGTCCGATGCGTTCGGTGATTACCCGGCTGGCGGCCACGAAAACGCTCAGCGAACAAGAACTCGGGCTCGTGCTGATCGACGGCAGTCCCGGTTCCGTCACGTTGACGCTGCCGCCCGCCAATGCCGCGCTAGGTGTGCGCGATGTGATCGTTCGCCGGGTGGACAATAGTGGCAGTCGCATGGTGATCCAGGCGGCCGGTACTGACCGGATCCGTTTTCATACCCACCTCTCGCCGAATGGTTATGCGTTTTTCGTATTGATGGGGAGTGGCGATTGGTGGCATTTGCGCAGTGATGGGGCAGGGAATTGGTGGCCAGTGGGGCGTTACGACAACACCCCTGTTGGCAGGCCATTTTTCGACACGACCATCGCGCTTAGTCCGGGCGGATACGGTGCGTTGAATGGCGCCGTCATGAAGCGCGCTGAATGGCCGTGGCTGTGGGACCACGCTCAGCAATCAGGAATGCTTGGATCGGAAGCTTTGCGCGCGGGCACTGAAGGGAAATGGACCACGGGTGACGGTGCCACTACATTTCGCGGCCCTGAGGGCCGGGGCGAATTCCTGCGGGTGCTGGACGAAGGGCGTGGTGTTGACTCGGGGCGTGTGATGGGGACTTTTCAGCCCGGCTCGACTCACTCCTTTGCCTTGGGCGCGAACGGCGGCGGGGCAGTGGGCTCGCGCTGGTCGGACAGCCTGATCGGCTTCGGCGCCGACACCCGTGAAGAAGCTCAACACGTTTCCGGGCTCGTCAATGGCGGCCCCACCTTCCCGGCCGGAACCAACTATCAAATGGATCCCGGCGCCACGCTGCTTTACACGTTCAAATCCCGCCCCCGCAACATCGCCTATCCCGGCCGCATCAAACTCATCTGAGGCGCATATGTTCAATTATCTATTTGATGGCTCGGGTGCCCTGTCCGGGCCGGTCGAGTTTCCCCTCACGCCTGGAATAGGCATTCAGCTTCCCGCCAACGCGGTCGAGCTGACGTACGAATTGCCGGAACCGGAAGCCGGTCGCAGCTGGGCGTTGATCAATGGCATCCCGCGCGAAGTGGTTGACCGCCGCGGTTTGGTCTACCGCAAGGATGGTGGTGCTCAGCAGGTCTGGACCGAGCTGGGCGAGCTACCTGACGCTCTGACGGCAGAGCCGTGGCCCGGAGATTTTCATGTTTGGCGCGACAACGCCTGGCAGCCTGATGAGCAGACCCGCCTGGCGGATGCAAGGGAGCGGATCCTGGCAACACGCGACGGGTTGCTGCGCGACGCTGTTCTGCGCATCGCGCCCCTGCAATACGCCGAAGACATCGGCGACGCCAGCCACGACGAACAATTGCTGCTGATCGAGTGGAAACTCTACAGCGTCGAGCTGAACCGCATCGAAAAGCAAAGCGGTTTTCCCCACGTGGTCACCTGGCCGGTGGTGCCTGGTGCCACGGTAGCCGTGATTGCATAACCAGGAGCCGGACAAATGGATTATCCGAAAAGTATCCCCGGGGTGGGACTGGTCAACGGTGGCTTTGTTGATGAAAACCCCGTCGCTGGAACGCCGGGTTCGTTGATTCCCGCTGCGTGGGGCAACAGCGTTACACAAGAGATTCTCAACGTGATCAAGGCGGCCGGGTTGACACCCGATGAGGCCAAAACGGATCAACTCGCCAGTGCGATCGGTGCACTGGTCGATTTCACCAAACTGAAAAATACCCCGACCACATTGGCCGGTTACGGCATCACCGATGCGGTGGGGCGGCTGCTGGCGGTCAGACAGATCGAGACGGTCGGTATTACGGTTTACAAGCCAAATCCCAAAGCCAAGCGGATCCGAGTGCGGTTGGTGGGTGCGGGTGGTTCCGGTGGCGGGTGTGGGCCGGTGCCGGCGGGCAGCCAGATTCTGGGGGGAGGTGGCGGTTCAGGTGGTTACGCGGAAAGCTTGTATGACGTTACCCCGCAAATGCTCGCCGGTGTCCCGGTTTCGCTGGGCGCGGGTGGTGCGGTCAGCAACTCCACAGGCCTGGCGGGCGGTGGAGCTTCTTTTGGCGCCTACATGAGTGTTTCGGGCGGTGGTGGTGGGCAAAAACTGGCGATCGTGACGTCGGCTACATCCTCTGGATTCATTCAGGGCGGTGTTGGCGGGACCGTGACGGGCGGAAATCTTTGCAATGCTCGGGGCATTTCGGGTGGATTCGGCATGAGCAACGCTAACTGGGGCTTGCTATCCGGTTGCGGAGCCGCGAGTGCGTTCGACGGAGGCGGCCCGTTCACGGGGTCGGACACCCCAGGCAGCGCCGGCACCCGTGGTTCCGGGGGCAGCGGCTCATGTTCGGTTCTGGCCACGGCCTCAGTGGTCAGCGGCGCCGGCGGCAACGCCTTCTGTGAAATCTGGGAGTATGAATAATGGCCATTTATGCACGGGTCGAGAACGGCGTGGTCGTCGAACGGATCGACGCCGGTGAGTACGCTATCTGCGAGCTGTTTGCTCCATCTTTCGTCGATACGATGGTTCGCGTGCTGGAGGGTCAAGAGGTCGAGATCGGTGCGCCGATCAGCAGGCTTTCGACAGTCGCCGAAGAACTGCCTGCACAGCAGAGCCGTGGGGTAGCTCAGGCTCCCATTGTTGCGGAAGAGGAACCTGCGGCCGCACTTGTCTGGCGCCAAGCCTCTCTGGCCACGACCGAATGGTTAGTCACGCGGCATCGCGATGAACAGGATCTGGGACGCGGCACATCGCTCAAGCCCACGCAGTATCTGGAACTGCTTGAGTACCGACAGGCATTGCGCGACTGGCCTGACTCAGCGCTTTTCCCGGCGTTGAATGCCCGCCCTCTGGCACCCGCATGGCTCGCTATCAAAACAGGAGAACAGTAATGGATTACCCAAAAAGCGTCCCCAGCGCAGGGTTGGTGGATGGTAGCTTTGTTGATGAAGACCCGCTGAACGGCAGACCGGGATCGCTGATTCCGGCGAGTTGGGGCAATGGTGTCACCCAGGAAATCCTGAGTGTCGTTCAAGCCGGCGGGCTGACGCCGAGTGAAGCGTCCAACACGCAAATGCTGGGCGCACTGCGCAGCGCCCAGCTTTTTAGGACCGCCGCACCTTTCGATATCAGCCGTTCGGCGGCGACTTGCGAGTATGTTCAGCGGGCTCTTGGCAACTACGCGGGGGCGCGTGACATCCTTGCCACTACGCAACTAACTCTCGCTGACCTGGGCTGGTCGTTAGGTCTGGGTGGTAACTCGCCTTACACCGTGACCCTGCCGGACATCGACAAGGTTCCAATGGGCGCCGCCATTGCATTTCACTGCCGCAGCAATGCTCCGGTCACGATTGCTCACCCGGGCGCCGCCAAGATAAGCCCGCAGGGCGTCTTGTTGAATTCGATAGTGATCAACAGTGGCGAGAGCGCCACCATCGTCAGGGAAAGTGGAGCCTGGGCGGTACACGGGACGGCGAGTCTGAAATATGCCTCGCTTTTTTCCGGATTGACGAGTGCTCAGGGATATCAAAAACACGCCAGCGGCAATATCGATCAATGGGGCTCAGGTCTGTCGAATGCTGCTGGACTGGTCTACGTGACATTTCCAATCTCGTTTCCGAGGGCCTATTTCTCGCTCGTGGCCACACATGCGGGAGGCGATACCGCAATGATCGTGCTGAATGCCGCCAACCAGCAGGGCTGCACCTTGAAAATTCGCGATGCGAATGCGCAGTTGGCTGCCAATTGCACCGTCAACTATTTTGTAAAGGGCTATTGAATGAACACCTTCAACGTTTTATTCAGCGCCACCACCCGAGGTGTTTACGTACCCGGCATCAACTCGACGGACATCCCCGACGACGTCATCGAAATTCCTCAGGGCTACTGGATCTCGCTGCTGCAGCAACTGGCGGTGAGTGCGAAAATGATTGGGGTGCGTGCGGACAATGGCTACCCGATTCTGGTAGATCCACCGCCACCCTCGGTAGAAGACGTCGAGGACATTGAACGTCTATGGCGCAATGCGCAATTGGCAGCCACCGATGGCATGGTTGCACGCGATCGCGATGAATTGGAGGATGGCGGTGGCACGACGCTGACCACCGGACAATATGCCGAACTGCAAGCCTATCGACGTGAATTGCGCGATTGGCCGCAAGGGTCTTCCTTTCCCTTCAGCGAGCATCGCCCGCTGGCACCGCGCTGGTTGGTAGAGACGCCCTGACCCAGCGTCACTCACAAATACTTTCGCGGAAAACTCTGGAAAAAAATGGCTGGCAAGCATCAGCCGCCAGCCGTGATTCAATCGGGACAACATCCAGGGAGGATCAAGCATCATGCAATTAACTGAAAAACACCTTATCGACATCATGCCCAACGCCCGCTCCCAAGCGGGCGTTTTCGTTTCGGCCCTCAACACCGCGATGGCCAGGCAGCGCATCGATACGCCGAAACGTATAGCGGCCTTCCTCGCACAGGTCGGTCACGAGTCGGGACAGTTGCGCTACGTGCGCGAACTGGGCAACAACCAGTACCTGAGCAAATACGACACCGGCACGCTGGCGCTGCGTCTGGGCAATACTCCGGAAGCCGACGGCGACGGGCAAAAGTATCGCGGGCGTGGACTGATTCAGATCACCGGCCGGGCAAATTATCGTCAGTGCAGTCTCGGCTTGTTTGGTGATGAGCGTCTGTTGTCGTTGCCCGAACTGCTCGAACAACCGCAGTGGGCGGCCGAATCGGCGGCGTGGTTCTGGGCGCAGAAGGGCTTGAACGAACTGGCCGACGCGGACCAGTTCAACACCATCACCCGGCGGATCAACGGCGGGTTGAACGGCTTGCAGGATCGACTCGAGATCTGGGCACGGGCGAGGGCGGTGCTATGTCCGGCTCCTGGCGGGTGATTGGCCTGTTGTTGCTGGTGGCGGGGGCTTTCGCCGCGGCGTGGCAGTTTCAGGACTGGCGTTACGGGCGGCAATTGGCCGAGCAGGCGCGGTTAAACGCCGAATCCCTCAATCAACTGACGCAGACCGCCGCGACCGCACAACAGGCCGAGCAGGACAAACGCCTGGCGCTGGAGCAGCTGCTCGCGGCCAGTGAACAAACCCATTATCGAGCGCTGAGCGATGCCCAACGTGATCAGGATCGCCTGCGCGATCGCCTTGCTACTGCCGATGTGCGGCTGTCAGTCCTTCTCGACGCCGACGACGTTGCCCACGGCGGTGCGTTGCCAGCCGCCGCCGGCACCGGCGGCGTGGATTCTGCAGCCGTACGCGCCCGACTTGACCCGGCGCATGCTCAACGAATTATCGACATCACCGACACCGGCGACCGTGGATTGATTGCGTTGCAGGCCTGTCAGGCCTATGTCAGAGCGCTGGCGCCCGAACATCTTGAATGATCTTGTGTATTGAAAGCATGGTCGGCTCGTGTACGGTGAAGGCATTCCACACGATCTGGAGCTCGCCGTGAAAGAGACCACTCAACTGGCCGCAGAACTGGGCCGACGTCTGCAAGTGCTCAATGCCCACGTCACCACCGCTGAGTCTTGCACCGGCGGCGGGATTGCCGAAGCGATCACGCGGATTCCGGGCAGTTCGGCCTGGTTTGAAGCGGGGTACGTGACGTATTCCAATCGGCAGAAGACCCGGCAGCTGGATGTGCCGGGCGAGTTGTTCGAGACGGTAGGGGCGGTCAGTCGCGAAGTGGTCGAGGCCATGGTGCGCGGTGCGCAGCAGCACAGCCTGGCGCATTTTGCCGTGGCGGTCAGCGGTGTTGCCGGCCCCGACGGCGGCACGCCGAACAAACCGGTGGGCACGGTGTGGCTGGCCTGGGGTGTTGGCGATGAGGTTTACAGTGAGGTTCAGCACTTCCCCGGCAACCGTGATGAAGTCCGCCGACAAACGGTGAAGGCCGCGCTAGAGGGGCTTGTGCGACTAGCGGCACGAGAAATCGAAAATCAGGGGTAGGCGATCTTCGAACGCTGTGGAATAATACTGGCTACTTATACAGGTGTTGGCCGTCAGGCCTT